CTGCAACAGGATTCACTAATAAATATAGTGAATTTATGAGTTATAACGCAGATATATTTATTAAATATAATTCGCATACAAATATAATTTACAATGATAATTTTATAAGAAATAAAATAAATTTTGATATAATAACAAGTACTTTAGAAAATACTGAATCGGCGTTATTATCAGTAAATCCAGCACCAAATTGTAAAAGAGTAAATTCATTTAATATTAATACTAATGATAAACTTAGTAGTGTATTTATAAACAATGTAAATATAGGTGGAATAAGTGATAAACTAGTTTATTATAGTTTTAATAATAATAACCAGTCTAATTACTATAGTATAAATATTAACGCTAATTCTAATTATAATATAGAAAAAGGTAAATTATATTGCTTACCAAATATTAATGATTCATATTCAAATATATTTCATTATGGTTCTGCAGGACAAATTATAAATTATAATATAAATAATTTAAATAAAAATGATATAATAATAGAAGGTAATAATGTTATATTAAGTGGTTATGATAATAGTAATAATGCAGTGTTTACATTTAATACTAGTAGTGTTTCTAAAACATTTAATATAATATATTCGGACAGCTCAGGTGAAAATGAATCTACTATAAGATTAAGTGGTAATCAAAATTCATACATTTATGGAGATAATAAAAGAATTATAAGATATAATGATTACGAACCAGATATAAGTAATTATGAAATAAGGGTATTTAGTATTGTAAACGAAAACTATGTAATTAGACCATTAATAACAAATAGTGAAACTAATAAGGCATTTAATTTATTATCAAATACAATAAATATAGAAATAAATAAATATACAGAAATAAATAAAAATGAGTTTGTATCTGTTGCATTATTTGTAAATGACAAATTTAAAATATGGTTAAGACCTGAAACTGATAGTGATTTTAATTCATATATACATAAATTAAGTTTTAATAATAATACTACAAATAAATTTGTGGTTTATGTAAATGGTTTTAAAAAGGATTCATATATACTAAACACACCAGTAACAGAGTCTTCTGAAATTGCAGCAATATTATATAATGGTGAAAATATTTATAGTAATAATTCTATAGATATTACAGATATAGTAGGTGATTCAATAACTCTTTTAGTAGTTCCTGTATCACAAACGGCTTCTGTATTTTATAATAAATCTATTTCTAGTACTAAAGAAATAACTAATATTGATAAAAATGCTAAAAGCATAACAATTGGTATTAAAAATAATGATTTATTTAAATCACATAGAATCACGATAGTTTCAAGTAATACGGTTTATACAAATTTAAGAGACTATGAAATAAGTTACTTGTTAGATATTAATGTAAATAAAGCTTATAATTATTTAAGAAAAGTAAAAAAACCAGATTTGACTACAAGATATTTACTTGAAAAATATAGAACTGCAGTTGAAGATGATATTCAAATATATTTAGCATTAATTAAAAATGAAACCGACCGGAACAACGTACAAAATAGACTAATAAATGCATTTACCGATAGTGAAAGAAGTGATTATATAAAAAAATATTTAGATAGTAATTTTGCTTATAATATACCTGAAAATACATCTAGTGACAAAATAGTAGAAGAAAAACAATCTGAGCAAGAACAATTATTAAAAAGTTTAAAAATCAAATTAGATAAAATGAAAATAGAAAAAGAAATATTATCAAATCAATACAAAATAGAACAAAGAAATAGAATGTTTGAAAGTTTAGATGCAGATAAATTAGTGAAAAAAGATGATATTGATAAATTAGAAACAGAAATAATAGATATTGATAAAATAATTAAAGAGTCTGAAACTAAAACAACTAAATCAAAATCATTTTTAGATAAATTATTAGGATTTTTTACAAGTGAAGAAAAAGAAGATTTTACATTAATAGAAAAAGTAACCGAAGCAGATAAACAAACAATAATAGAAAAGAAAAAAGAATTAGAAAAACAAATAGAAGAAATGGATGAATTGAATGAAGAAGAAATTTCAAAAAAACAAAAAGCTAATGAAGATAAGATTAAAAAAATGGAAGAAGAATATAATGTAAATCTGGAAAAATTAAAATTAGAAAATAAAGTTAAATTAGAACGTGCAAGAAGTAAATTTAAAAAATCTATGCAAGATGGTGAAACTGATATTGTAAATACAAAAATGAATGATGATTTAGAAATTAAAAAAGATATTATACAAAATGAAAAAATAAATTTAGAAATGGATAAATTATTTAATGTACAAAAGAATTTAATTAAAAAACAAAAATCATTATTAAAAATTATAAAACCACAAATAGGAATACTCGAAGAGATCAATAAAAAAAATGAAGATGAAAAAGTGCAAGGTGATATAAAAGCACAAGGAGAAGCAGATAAACTAAAAGCAGATAAACTAAAAGTAGATAAACTAAAAGCAGATAAAGCAAAACAAGAAAAAATATTACAAGAAAGTATAATACAATCTGAAGAAAATTATGAAAAAATAAATATTGCTAATGAACCCGATATTGAAGAAACAAAAAATCTTATTAAGGATTTATCAACACAAAAAGTAAAAAAGGAAAAAAACAATATAAAAACTGATATATTAGAAGAATTAGATAAGGAAATTAAAAAAGAAAAAGAAGTTAAAAAGGGTAAAAAACCGTGTGTAAGTTTTATTGATTGTTATTTTAAGGGATTGGATGATAGTTTTTATACATCATATAAAAAAGAAAATACATTTATTAAAGATGCATCATTACCAAAAACAAAGAAACCAACTTGTAAACCAAAAAAGGATTGTGATGTATGTTATTTAGAAACAAATGGAGTTCCTAATTCTATAAAATATAATAACAGTAAAACAAATAATGGTTTAGATTTAACTATTAAAGGAAATACTAGTGCACATTTCTTAAATGATTATGATGAATTGCCAGATTGTCCATTTGATTCATGTATGAGTTGTGAAAATGTAAATAATTATAGTTTATTTAATAATAAGACTTTTAATGATAAATTAATTAAAAAATACACTAAAAATTAAGTGTTTTTCCTGTAAAATATTTAACTATCATATTAATAAATGATGTTAAGAAACCATATATTATTAATATATTATATAAGATTATATATAATATATATATAAATGGTCTAATTAATAATAAACCCATTGCTGGAAAACTAGTCATCAAAAATCCCGAATGAATAATAAACACCAATTGACTTATTGGTATAATATTAAATGACAATTTATCGCGTATTTTATTAAAAAAAGTTTGTATTAATATTATTATTACTATTTCTATTAGAAATACTGTAATTGCTAATGATAATATAAAATGTGGTATAATAAAATTTCTCATAGGCATAAAACTATCTGGTTCTACACCAAATAAATAATTAAAAATATTATATATACCATTAGATATTTTACCCATAATATATAATATATAATAATTTATTTATAGAAAAATAATGTAAATAATATATGTCATTTGTATCGGGTCAAGATTGGGAACCTGTTATTTTAAAAAAAACAAATACAACTAATAAGAGTAATACAAATATTAAAATAAATAATGATTCTATAATAGATGATGAAATTAAACCAACAGTATCTTTATCTAATTCATTATTAATTCAAAAAGCTCGTATGGTAAAAAAAATGAGTCAAAAAGAATTAGCACAAAAATTAAATATTGATAGTAAAATAATACAAACATATGAATCCGGTAAAGCTATTCCTGAACATAAAGTTATGATTAAATTAGAAAAAATATTAAATATTAAATTAAATAAAAAAAAGAGTCAATAATAAATAATAAAAACAATCAATTATTTAAATTTCTTCATTTTCAATATTAACTACCCTAACATCTTGTGAAAAATTATATAATTCATTAGGTTCATCTATAATATTACTTTCCAATGAATTTAAAAATAAATTTTCATCAAAATTAAATTTATTTGTATCATTGTCATTATTATTTTTTTCATTTATATTGTTAATACATATTTTTTCACTTAATATAGATTCATTATTATCTTTTTTTTTTGTATAATCTTTATTTGTTTCATCTTCTTTATTTGTTTCATCTTCTTTATTTGTTTGATCTTGTTTATTTGTTTGTTCTTCTTTATTTGTTTCATCTTCTTTATTTGTTTTATGTTTATGTGTTTCTATTATATCAACTAAACTATTATTAAATTCTGTTTCTGTCTCCGTTTCAAAATTAGTTTCTAAATAGTCTTTTAATATGGATTTAATAGGTAATAAGCGTCTAATAACTTCTTCAATAGAAACTTTTACAATACTATTTATTTGTCTTTTATTTTTTTGAATTTCTAATTTACTAATATTTTCATTAAATAAATATGTGCTTGCCCAGAACTCTTCTGCTATATGTATATAGCATTTATGAATAAAATTTTCTAATTTTGGTACTTTTACATTAATTTCTTTTTTTTTATTTTTAATAGAACATAACAATCTCATATTACTAATGAATACAGATGTAATCAAGTCTTCTATATATGGTATGCTTTTTTTTATTCTTTCTGTTTCCGAGTTTACAATAGTATTATTCCAATAAGGTATATCTGCAAGTATTTGTTGAAAAAATACTAGAACTTCATTATTTTTTTTATTATTTTTACAATTACTATATAATGAATATATACCCTTGATTAATTCACTAGATAAGTCATTAATAAGATATATAGAGAATTCTTTTCTTTTATCAACTAATAAATTTAAATAATCCATTATTATATAATATATATTAAATACAAAAAATCTTATTTTTTTTATGCATATTAAATTTATTTTTGTATAAAAAATTTATTTTAAAATATAATCTATTATTATTATAATGGATAGTATAACAATATCATTTTCTGACATTGTATACAATAATTTTTTCTTAGCTTTAATAACAAGTTTATTATCAATATTTTTATTATTTATCGATAGATGTATTTTTATAAAAAAAAATAATTATATAACATATATTAAAATATTCTTATTAGTATTTATATCAACTTATTTAGTACTATTATTTAAGGACACACAAACAAATAGTAATAATATAATAGATTTAGATATAGAAGAATCACCATTTGATAAAAAATAAATTAATAAATTAATAAATAAATAAATTAATAAGTTAATTTAAACTATTTAAAAAAAAATATATAATATATATATATATATATATATATA